CGGCTGTTTTATCTTTATCTGAGTGAGGTAGAAGTAGTGTAGACCTTTAAGACCTGCGTGTCCTTCCACCCATCTTTCCTGTTCCTGTAACCACCACTTAGCCTCTTCAGCCTTTGTCATCTTTGGCTTACCCTCCCACACGAACTTCGGTGGCTTTGGTTTTCCGTTGATGATTATTTCAGGACCCTTCCCTTTGGTCATTAAGATTTTGCTTTGTTACAAAAATAGTTATTTGATTTGACATTATGATTTTATACATTGCCAAAAATTTAGATATGACTTACAGTTACAAGTGCCAAGGAAAGTGTAAGATGGTTCAAGACCGTGTTCACGGAATGAACGAGAAGCCTGTATTTATGTGCTGCGGAAAGCAGATGAAGAAGTTCTTCGGAACCCCACCGATAGGTATTCACGGTGCTAACACTGGCAACAGAAAGGGTGCGTAAATGCTTTGTTATTTTTACTATCTTTGTCCTGTTCCTTTCCTTTCTCCTTCCTTGGGGTAGTACTTTCGGGTGCTGCCCCTTTTTTTATTAAGAAAAATGAAAGTAATACTACCTACTCCATCTAACTTTGAAAAGAAACTTTGTAGTTATTTTTCTGAAGAGTGCGCTGTGTCAAACGTAACCGAGTACAGCAAGAGAAACCAATCAAATATAAACAAGATATCGAAGGATATATACTACGGTAAAATAGCTGAGATATTGGTGTTTAATTACCTCATCAGTAAAGGTAAAAAGGCTTCCCCTCCAGATTTTATGATATACGAGTCAAAGATGAAAAGCTTTGACGCTGACATTAAAGTTGAAGATGTAAACATACACGTTAAGTCATGTTTGGATTCGTCAAAATTCCCAAACAGTTGGTTGTTTCAGCCAAATGATCCAGTGATAAAACAAAATTCTGACAAGGATATACTTGCATTGGTCGTTATATCTAAAAAACCGTATGTGTATTTTAGAAAGATTAACACTGTTAAATTTGAGCCTCCTGTAAAGAAGTCTTTAAATAAGCTTGTTATATACGAGCGTTCTTTTTCTTAACTTAGCGGCATGACAAACAAAAGAATGAGACTATCTCCAGATGAGGTAGATTTGATAAACGAACACAGAGGCAAGACCGTTGTCAATATCAATAATAACACGGCTCTTGATATCCATTTAGCTGAACGAGGTATAGACAAGGAAGATGTTGTAAGTGTCAAACACTGGCAATCAGCAAGCGGTGAGTTCAGGTTCTCTGTCGTTACAAAGGAGGACGGACTGAAAGTATCTGTCATTGAGGATACGTTCGATGAGATACTCAAGGACATGCAGGATTACGCTCCTGTCATCAAACCTATCAAAAGAGAACCAGTATCAGACCCCCATTGTTTAGTGTTCGACCCAAGCGATATACACGTAGGTAAGTACGCTACAGAATACGAGACTGGTTCACACTACGACATAGAGAAATCTGTAAAGCAGGTCGATAAAGGTCTTGACGGAATACTTTCCAAGACCATAGGATTCAACATCGATAAAGTGTTCTTCGTCATAGGGAACGATGTCCTGCATACGGAAGGGGCTTACGGAACAACCAAGAACGGAACAAGACAGGATATGTCAGGAATGTGGTACGAGGCATTTCTTGCTGCTAAGGCAATGTATGTCAGGAGTATTGAGAAACTACTCGGAGTTGCTGATGTTCATGTCATATTCAACCCTTCCAATCACGACTACGCAACAGGATGGATGCTTGCACAGACACTTGAGGCTTACTTCAGGAATAGTGAAAACGTAACGTTTGATGTTAGTATAGCACATCGTAAGTACACTGCATACGGTGTAAACCTTATATCAACAAGCCACGGTGACGGAGCGAAGATGGAGTCAATGCCACTTCTAATGGCTCAGGAATCTCCAGAACTTTGGGTGAGATGTCCGATGAGATATGTTTACCTGCATCACATCCATCACAAGCAAACTCACAAATTCATGTCTGGAAAAGACTTTGTAGGCGTTACAGTGGAATATCTACGCACACCAAGTGCATCTGATTCATGGCATTCACAGAATGGATATGTAGGTGCTAAGAAAGCTGTAGAGGCTTTCGTACATAGTAAGGAACACGGACAGGTAGCACGTATAACTCATAACTTATGATGTCAAGGGAAACGAGGAGACTCGTTAACAACTTACTTATGATTCTTATCCTTATCTTTGCCTCAGCCGCTATTTGGCTGTTAACCCTCTATATGGCAGGAATAATATGGAAATAAAAATCGACCCTAAGAAAAAGAAAATCGTAATCAAGTACGATATTACGGAAGAATCAAAGAAGATCCTTTCTCAGGCTCAATCTCTTGCTGAGTCTCTTCCTGAGTATCTTGTGAAGATTCTCCCATTCTCAAAGAGTAAGAAAGATAAAGGAAGTCAATCCTAATATCTTCCCCCGTCTTTATCATTACGATTCCATTAACGCAGTCTTCAGCGGCTTCGTGCTGAGACACCCTTTCCCACATATTCTTTATTACACGTTTTAAGTCAGCTATAGACGGTGTTACACCGCCCCAATAGGCTTTTATGCTCTTATTTGACCTAATAATGTGCTTTACGTGCGAATAATCTATTGCTTCAATGAAAGCTTGTGCTATATTTGTGTCCATGATTGCAATATTACAAAAAAGTTTCCTGTGTATGAACCCAGGGACTGTATTTAATTTAAAGGCTCACGAAGAACGTGCAGATATTGAAATATTTGTATGTGAAGAGCCTGACGATGAAGGAAAGGAGTTCTGGCTCTCTAAGGGGTTTGTCCTCGGAGATTTTGAAGATGGCTACAAGCCGTTATGCTGGACTCAAGACCTATTCATCGTCATCTGATACAGTCTTAGGTTTTTCAATCCACCAAACAGCATCAGGCTCCTTTACAGGTCTTCCTGATGTCTTTCTGTACACTGAATTGTCAGAACCTAAGAACCCATCAAAGTAACGCTCACCGTCACTCCATACACAGTTTTTGTGTACGTCTGGTCTGTTCCAAAACACAATATTCCAAGACTTCTTATTCATGGCTGTGATTTATTCTGCTAAGTTACTGAAAATTAAGCGATTACAAAAGACTCTGCTTCAGTAGCTCTATCAGTCTCTCGTTGGCAGGGTAAATCTTCATAGATTTTTTATCTCCGAACTCCCACTTCTGATGACACTCCAAGCATAAAATGTTGATGTTGTCCTTATTGTGTCTAAGTTTTGGTTGCGAACCCTTAGATAAAATGTGTGAGAACATATATCGCTCCCACTTACCGCCTAAATCCTTGTCGCACTCCTCGCAGTAGTGGGGTCTTTCTGACCAAAGCTCCTCGTAGAACTTAGTATCAAGGTCGATTTTATCCTTTGCCTTCTTAGACGGACCAAGCTTCTTGTATGATTTGGACGCACAGGGCTTACATCTTCCTTTGCTCCAGATATAGTCTTCCTTGCCGCACTCCTTACAGGTCTTCTTCTTTCTTGGTATCATGCAGTAAATATAAAAAGAAAACCCCCACCGATTGGCGAGGGCTTCCTAAACAGCAATGAAAACAAAAACAAAAGCAAAAAACTTTTGAGAGTGAGCAAATTTAGTAATTCAGTTGAGAAACACAAAATAAAGTTTGATCAATCTCTCTAATTCTACTATCCCCTGCTCGGTAGTAGCAGCGAACTGCATATTATCATCGTAGAGCTTTACAAAGCCAAAGTCGTGCAGGAACATTATCTCCTCGTGATGCTCGTGATCCCAAACATCCTTACCGAACATAAGTTCCTTCAGTAGGCTCATTTTTAGCTCATCCTTCATCTCCCAGGTCGTAGTTCTTGTGTCTTATGTCAAACTTCCTGTTCTGCATCTTCTCTACGAATTTTCTTCTCGCCTCGGCAGGATCAGTGTCTTTACTAACGTAAATGGTCGTGTTCCTGTCGATTACTACACGCTGTAGGTCATTAAGGTTTGGAGACATCATCTCAGACACTTTTAGAGCCTTGTTACGCAATTCATTCAGCTCTTCATTTCTTACTGCACCCTCTTTTTGCATACTTCTAAAGTTAGTGGTTTAAAATTGTTTTTTCAAATAGGGTCGCAATGTAGAAACTATTCCTAAATTAGCAAGTAAATACTTATGAGATGGATGTAAGAAAAGCAAAGGTAACCGAAGGTATGCAAATTGAATGTTTGGTTCAGATATGCGCTGAAGAGTCAGAAATGATGATGATAGACGCTGTAGACGCTCACAGGGCTATATCTAAGACAGTGCTTAACCCTAACAACCATGTTTATGTCGCATTGATGGATGGTGAGATAGTTGGTGTGATACTTGGCGTGAAGGGAGCCATATTCAGTAACCTTCACAATATGGAGGTTTCAATGTGCGTGTCTTCCAAGTGGAGCAGGATGGGAATCGGGTCTATGCTAATGGAACACTTTTTATTGGAACACGGATGGCTAAACGTATATGCAGAGGTGGTAAGCGACAACGAGCCTATCATACAGTTGCTACTCAAACATAACTACAAGCTTGTATGCTCACTACCTAAGTTCGTGAACACAAGAAGAGGATTCAGAGATAAAATGATACTTACATACAATGGATAAGCCGAAGAACTTTAAAGAATTAAAGCAAAGACTACTGCCGTTCATAAATTATGAACAGAGCATTCAATTGAACAATGAGTCTAAAGTACAAAATGTAGGCAATATGATTAACTCTCACATTGAAATGCTTGAGGCTAACCCTGGAAACAGGACCTTTATGCCATACTACGATAGGCTCGTCATACTCCTGACTATCCTTGAAGCTGGTTGGGAATAGTAAATCGCTCAGGATCTATCTTCTTACATCTCTCAAGTATCAGTACAGACACCTTCTTGAACGCCATTCTCTCGGCAGGTGTAGTCTCAGTACCTATCTCGGTGTTAAGTCCAGCGTCAAGCTCAAGTAGAATATCTACCGCAGACTTGTGTGGTGACTTCGTTCCTGACGTATCAATTGCTCTTCTCAGATACTTAGCAGTATCAAGAACTTCTTCGTATGCGTGTTGAAGCCATTCTTCCTTGGAGTAGTCTTCCCTATCTACGGTTACACCGTACTCCTGCTTTCCTTTGATGTCCGAGGATACAAGGTCCTCGAATATTCGCTTACTCGTGTTACTTTCCATATCTCAAATATAAGGGTTATCTTTGTTATATGGCAAAGCGTAACTACAAAAAAGAGTACAAAAAGTTCCAATCCTCTGAGGAGCAGAAGAAAAAACGTGCCGCACGCAACAAGGCAAGACGCAAAGCCGTAAAGAAGGGTACTGTGAAGAAGGGTGACAAGAACGATATGTCACACACAAAGAATGGGGTAGTAAAAAAGCCCCAATCCGTAAACCGAGGCTCTAATAAAGATATGCCTGGCGATAAACGTGCCAGGGGTAAGGGTCAAAAGAAACGTCAGCCTAAGAGAGGGCGGAAGAAATCTTCTTAGACAGGTAGTCGTTGATTGCAGATATACAGTTTTTACCTTTTCCGTATTCTACACTGTTCCTGTCCATAAAATACTTCATCATTTCATCCTTGTGAAAGGAATACCATGTATCGTCATATGGGTTGTACGTGGCTAATACGCCATAGTAGTGCATTCTCTGTTTCTTTTTCATCTTACTTTGTTTAACCATTCAAATTCCTTTGTTCGCATTCCTGCATACATTACCCCAATAGAGTCAGCCATGTGTTCCTGCCTCATCAGTGGGAAGCCATTCCTAACAAGCCACGGAGCCTCTGGGTGCTGCTCGTAAGCCCACTCGATCATCTCCTTTTTACTGGCGTTCTTTCTTCCTACGCTCGCCATCTTAACTTCGTGTGGCGTTACTTCCAAGCATCTGTCTGGTAATGACGCAAGCAGAAAGCAACTAACACCGTAGTTCTTCATCCCACTCGCACTCTGACTGCCGCTTGGTGTCTCTGCGAAGATAATATGCGGTCTGTAACGCTCTATGAACTGCTTAGAACCCCTGTAAAGGTCCACACATCTCTCAATGAGGTCTGAGGACGCTCTAATCTTCTTGTTAGGGTTCTTTTGGGTCGTTACGGTAATTGAATCGATGACAATGAGCCTGTCATTAGAAAAATCAAAAGCAGTAAGACACGTATTACTTAAACTTGGGTCTATCGATACTATTCTCATTTTCGTCAGTTTATTATTTGACTTTTTTCTTGGTTTCGTCAGTTTGGAGTTCTTGACCCGTTAGTGCGAAATACAGGTTTTGGAGTTGGTGTACGTGTTTTATTTCTTGTGGTATCTCTGTCATATCACATTTTTCAATAGAATATGTACCTCTCCACATATCAAAAGAATAGTGAGCCACAGATTCATCTAATGTAATGAAATCTTTTACCCATCCAAAAGCGTCCATTTTCTCAAACCCAAACTTCACAAGCCATTCTTCGGTCAATGGGATTGGTTTAACCTCTTCCCCTTCGTCAATCTGCCATCCGTTCTCTATTTGTATTTCTCCTTCTGTTGGAGATAACACCCAATTACCTATACGTAGTTCGGTTGCTTTCACGGTTCTACGTCTTTATTTCTTACTGGTTCTTCTTTTGATTTACCACATACCTGACATACTTTACCACCATTAAGGTAGTGCTTTCGCCATACGTGGTTCTTACACCTTCTCTGTCGCATCAGCTTGACATTCTCGTCAGCCTTGCGGATAAACTCTTCAGCTTCTTCTCCTTCAAGGGTTGGAATGTATGACATAGGAATAGCTACTCTTACAGTATTATTAGTGCAACTCAGCTTATGAAAGCCTTCCTTACCACATATTTTACATTTACTCATCTTTGGTTTGGTTTAATTTGTTACACAACCTGTACTAAACAACATTTCACGATGATTTAGTAAGCCGTTAGTAGCAATATTAATGGTTTTTACAGTTCCCTTTATGGGTTACACCATCATACCTAAGTTCGCTATTACTACCATAAAACAAAATGTATTCACATCCTTCTACCTCTACTACTTTATACTTACTCATTGCTTCTCTAAAAGATGGGTGGTCTTTATATTTTGTTTTATTACTTTCAGTGCATCCAACCATTAAAAAAGCTACTAACAATATGTATAATGTATAGCTCAGTTTTGTTCTTAAATTTTTCATCTGTTCTATTTTCAAAGTTTAATTATTTCGTTACACTTCTCGTAATCCTCCACAGACTCGTAGTATCTCAACACTACATCTGGGTCTTCGTGGTTCTCAGGCAGGTAGAACACCTCCTGCTCTGCAAGCTTGTCGTAGTCTGTAGCACCTATCAATAGCTGGTAGGCGTTGTGGTATGACTCTTCAGTCTCGGTCATCTATTTGTTTTAGTCGTGACCGTCAAGGTCGTAGTCGTTGTCGTAGTTGATAAACTCTACCTCATCCTCCTTCTTCATCGCACAGTTCATACAGCACATATTGCTGGTGTGATTCTGCTCCATTGGGTAGATGATGGATATGAGCGACAGGATCGTTGTCATTATTGCCTTCATTCCAATATCTTCAGTGTTCCGTCAGCCTTCACTATGTACACACAGTTCGGGTTCTCAATGATCCTGACAATCATGCTCGCCATGTTCTTAGGCATACTACCCTGCCTTACAAGGTTCTTGAAAAACTTACGATGCTCCTTACCCTTGGGTGGGTAAACTTCAAAGCATCTTGTCAATACTCTCTCTACGTGTTCTTGCGGTGCTATCATTGCTTAGTTCATTTCATACAGTAATATCGTGTCCTTCGCCATCTTGGCTATGAACTGCTCGTACTCCTCGTACTCCTCATCTTCAGCCTGGGGAAAGGCTATGTGCAACAACTCATGGACTATAGACTCCTCATCCAAAGGTACATCGTGGTAAATGACAGCGTTCCTGCCATCAAAGTCCCTCTCTATCCCTATAAAGTAATCCTCACCGTTGTACTCTATCTGCTTAGGATCAATACGCTCTGTACGTATATCCCAATCATCTACACCGAGCCTCTTAGCCCAGGATTCTATAACTGGCTTCATTCTACTAGATCTACCTGCCTGTCAATTATATCCTCTATAGCGTTCTGACAAGCCTCCATAAGGTGGATTATATTAGTGTCGGTACTGCCCCCACCATAAGTAGAGTCTAAAAAATACTCAACCTCAGCTCCGAACATCTTGCCCTTTCTCTTTAGCTGCTGCTTGAAGTGGTTAGTGCCCTTAAAATCATCCAGTGCCTCTACAAACGCCTGGGCGAAGACCATAGCCTTCAATGCTGTCTTGTGTTCTTCTTTCATAGGCGCAAGTAAGTAATTATTTTTCTAATGACAACGCTCCTGAGAAAAAAAGCCCCAAGGGTTTAATGGGGTGGGGATGAGTTGTGTATATGAGTTGTGCATATGGGGGTGAGGTATAATATCTAATTCATAAAAAAATTTTTTCTAAAACCTACCCCCCTTGCACTTTGGGGTGGGGTGTATTTTCTTATTTAGAACGATTCTAAACAGCTACTTGAGTTTATATACACGTGTACACTTTGTTGCTACATCAGTCGTTTGTTCGTCCGTTTCTTGTTACCTATAAAAAACTTACTCGTTCTTTTTGTCGGCTAACTGACAAAAGGTTAAATAAAGTTTGAACTGCTGGGTTAAAATTTCAACAACGTATACACGTTTAATACTATGCAATGCAAGGTACTCTTAACACTTTCGTTTGTATGATGTTATAATTATACATTGGGCAGTCGTTTGTGCAATGTTGGATTTATTGTCTTCTGGCTGACAATTGATCATTTTGTGCAAAACTTTCGTTCTTTTTCTTTGGTCGTATTGTATTAAATACAGGTTAATCGTGTGCACGTTACTAATGTGTTCTAACGGCATTAAATTAGTGTAGTGGTATATATACACGTTTCTGTTTAGTTATTGCAATACAGTATTTTTTTACCTTTTGTCTTCTTTATTACATTTTTATATGTCAGGAACATTATTTCCAATACCTATATATAATAATAGGCGTTTGTACGTTGTTTTCTGTAACTGTCTGGCTTTCAGTTAGTTACGATTTATTTTTATCGGATTTATATAACTGTCATTTTGAAGACATAATATGCGGTTCTTATCCCCGATCATTGTCATATCAAAATTAAACGGATGAAACGTACCATACATAACAACTCAATACGGCTTGAGACTGAAGTGACCTTAAACGGTTACACTGTGAAAGGTCGGAAAAGATCTAAGGCAGTTTACCATTCACAAAGTGCGCGAACTAGTAAAAGTAACAAGATCCAACGTAACCAAGCGAAATTGGATAACTTAGAAACGGCACTATTGCGGCAAGCATTCAAGGCGAAGCGAAACGAAACACAACGAGACGAAAGAAGAGCGAAGCGGAACAAGTAATACATATTGCCCCATATGGGCGAACATCTGGTGACCACAGTATAAACGGACGAAACAAGTAAGGTAGTTTATTGGTCTACATTGTACAATGTAGGTTTAGATCCAATAGAGATGCTTAAGCCATGACCTAACGATTGGCGCAAATAAACTATTACACAATGAAAACTTTTGTATTAACACTTAAGCAAGTAAACAAGGCAGGAAACGACTCATTCAAAGCCGTTAAGGCATTTGAAGTTGAAGGAGGAAAAGACGTAGCAATGGAAAAGATCGCTAGTGATGCGGCTAAATTTTGCCGCGATCTGATCAAGCTACACGAGGAATGCGAAGCGGATGGTTTTCGATCAGCTATGAATGGGATCAAGAAAAGTTTACCGATGCAAATTGTAATAAGCGGAACGAAAATCCAGATGAGCTATAGAAACTTTGGAAAATTTGTGCGCGAAGGAAACGAGGCACAAGTGAGAAGAGTATTGCTGAAGCATTTTGTATTCATTGAAAAGTATTCAGGATATTCAGCATAATTATAAACCGAAATATAAACCTTTGAAGGTCGTTTCCAACTGGGATCGACCTTTTTTAATACCAATAAAAATGGAAACAGTTAAATTCAAATGGATACATCAAACCAAGTGGAAAACATTGAAACACTTGGGTAACCCGTTTACGGACATAGAGGAAGCGATAAAGTTTGTTCGGCACAATAAGACCGAATGGGGTTTAGAGTTGAAACTTCGGGATACCAAAGGCGAGTTTAAAGGGGAATTACAGTGGAATAATTGCTAAAAAAAGAAAGCGAAATGGAAACATTAGTATTGATTGATGAGCTGGTATGTGAGCATATCAGCTTGAAGCAAATTGAAAAGGAACTGAATAAAGAAATAAAGTTCTGTAGCAGTAGAGTGTTAATGGAGTATTTGAACAATTTAATAGGTCAGGAGCAATGAGAAAATCAAAGGTCGAATACTTCCAAGATAGAATGGAAGCCGCAAAGAAAAGCGGAAACGAAAGCAAAGCGGAGTACTACAAAATGAGATTGGAAACCATAGGTGGTACACCAAACCTGAAGGATAAACTCCGAGATTGGGTAAACGAAGGCGATGAAAACCTGACTAAGGGAATTGTGGCAACACCTACTGAGGAATACCTAATGATGTTTATGGATGCGAACAATGGCAGTAGTGATCCATTACTTGTACAGATGGCTATTCAGTACGGAATGAAGAAAGCACTTGAAGAACTGAAGAAAGATTTTGAACTATGAGAAAGTCAGAAAGCGTACAAGCCATAAATGCAGGAGTGGCGATTAGTATAATGTTCCTGCTTATTCAGTTACTTAACAACTTTGTCTTTTAGTGGACAATTATATGTCAGGAACATTTTCACATTCGTAAACAATTAAAACACACATAAGAATTTTGATCATGAAACTACAAAGAACATTTAATTTCATAACTAAGGACGGGCGCGAACATACCTTTCATTTCGGAAGGTATGAACGTCCGAACAGTACGAAAGCGTGGAAGCTCGTTAGTGAAGCATTGGACAGGAACTTTGTCAGGTCCGCAGGTTATGACACGACCGAGTGGAAGCCTATTGACAGAGGGTTAAGATTCAAGCTAGGCAAAGCACTGCTCAACGATATGGTAGAAGATATTTTCTTCATGCCTAACGATAAAGAAAGCGCGATTATTTATAAGTATCAACTCAACAAAAAACTGAACAGATGAAAAAGTTACTTAGCAATGGCAATTCAAACGCCAAAACAAAAAAGAACAATAGACCAACGAAGCTATTGTATATGACTCCTACAAAGGTAGAGGGTAAAGAGATGTGTCCATTTGCAACAAAAGGATGTAGAGCTGCTTGTTTATATACATCAGGTATGGGAATATTTAAGAACGTACAAGAGTCTAGGTATGAACGTACACTTAGATATGTCAGGAACAAAAAGATGTTCTTAGAATACTTAGCAAAGGAAATAAATGGTAGTTCAAAATTCCATAGCCGTAAGGGTAACGAGTTTGCCGTAAGATTAAATGGAACGAGCGATCAACCATTAGTTGAAAGTCTAATAAAGCAAGAGGGCATACATAAGAACACAGTATTCTATGACTACACTAAGAACCCGAAGAAAGCTGGTGAAAGATACTTAGCGAGTGGTCATAGGTATGTGGTTACACTATCATACTCTGGTGAGAATGAAAAAGAATGCGTTGATGCATTGCAACGTGGTGCTAATAGTGCAGTAGTATTCAGCACCAAGAAAGATAATGTCTTACCCGATACTTGGAATGGATTCAAGGTGGTGGATGGAGATGAGCGAGATGACCTTATGTTAGATGTGTCAGGTGTAGTGTTAGGTCTTAGGGCAAAAGGTAAGGCTAAGAAAGATACAAGTGGATTTGTAGTACAAGTAAAGTAAACACTAATCAATAAACAATAAAAAATGGAAACAATAACAGGTATGTACAATCACATCAAGCACATGGTAAGCAAGGAAATCATTGATCTTGATGATTTCTATAATGTATCATTCGACAAGAGCGTGATCACATTGCAGGGTCGGTTCAGTTCAGACAAACTATCTGATTACACTGAGTTCTTCAGCTTCAATGTGAATGGAACGAGCGGATTCATTGAAGCTCAGAATGAGATTGATGGAATAACAGTTAGAATAGTATTCACTTAATAAGACAGGAACAATGAAAAAAGAAATTGATTTAAGAAAGTTTGATAGCAAATCAGAATCAGCTACCATATGTAGGTACTTAGGTAGAGACTACGAAGCAATAACTACGTGGGATCAACTGATACCAATGATGCAGGAAATTGGCGATGATTTCATAGGCTTAGATGGTGGCTATACGTTCTGTGATGCTGACCTACTGTATGAGCATGATGTGATTGGTATATTGCACAAAGATGTTCATTACGTCAGGAACAAAGTCTCAAGGCTAGTGGACTACATCAAGAAGCAAGAAGCGACAGTAGTACATGGATGCCTATACAGACTTACTGTTGAGAATCTTTACAAGCATAAAGAATTAAGGGATGCGTTGGTGAATGAACAGATACATCATATGTTAAATGATGCTTATGTGTGGATTGCAGATGCAGGAGATGGTAGTCAAGTGTTCTCATTTGTTGATGTTGAAGGAGATGGCTATGGTTTTGCCGCAGACTTTTGCAACGAGGATGTATTAGCCATCAACGAAAAGGAAATGATTACTGAACTTTACAAAAAGTCAGGACAAAATGTTGAACCTAAAATGGTATTTCAAGAATGAGAAGAGCAAGCATAGATGTCAAGACATCCACAGAAAAGTACATGGTCTATCGGATAGAGTTCCAGGATGTAAGGCACTACAATAATTGGTGCAATGCAATGGAAAGTAAGTGGGGTCATAAGATCATTGGCGTAAGGTTCGATGATGGTTACCCTGGTATTGATGGATTTAAAAACAAAAACAAGTAATATGAAAACAATGAATCGAAGTAAAGTAGAAATACAACGTATGATAGGTGCGTTGAATCTTGAGAAGACAATTCAGCGAATGAAGTATGAGATACTACGTGACATAGCAGATGGTACAGTACCTGCTGATGTTACGCACTTTGGTGACCTACATGATTATGTAGATGCTAATGAGTACGGAGGGTTTTGTGAGGATGGTAACCGAATCGTTGATGGGCTTCCAGTTGACCAAAAAGTTGATGTACTCAACCATTGTCAAGATGTAATAGACTTTTGGTTGAAGTCACCTAATTGGTTTATTAAGTAGTCAGGAACATTAACACTAAAACAATAAGCAATGGAAAAAATAAGAGGATACACAGACACAGAACTTCGGGCGGAACTTTCTCGAAGAGGGTACTACACCGAGAACCTATGGACGGCAGATGATGTAAACTACCAATGCTCAACAGAGGAGGCGTTAAAAGTTATCGATACGGTAATGCAGTCAGAGTGGCTCGTTTCAAACATATTCGAGATGATAGAGGAGGAGGCATCAGACCTATACGAACCTATAGAAGAGGAACTTCCTGAGTAATTAACAATAACAACAACAACTAAATAAAAACAAAATGACAAAAGAAGAAAGAGTATTTGAAACCCTACAGTCTACAGAAACTAATTGGACTGTACGTAAAGAACCATTGACCGCTACTAAAGTAACGGACGATGGTATTATAGAACTACCTACCGAGACATTCGGGCTGTTCAGGTCTGATAACGATGGGTGGCTTGGTTCGGTTGGTAATCGATACGAACCAATGCAGAACTTTGAGTTGGCTGATACGATAGTAGGCATACAAGATATGTTTGGTGGTAACATCAAAGGTGGTGACCTTAGAGATGGCAGGAAGATATTCTACCAGTTGTCACTCAAGGACGAACACGTTGGTCCTGACACGTTGAAGAGACACATAACTTGTCTTAACTCGCATGATGGTACATCGTCCATTGGATTTGGTAGTACCAACACAGTAATCAGTTGTAGTAACACTTTCCACAAGGCGATGAAAGACCTTAGTAGGTTCAGACATACAATGACTGCAAGTGACCGCCTGGCGATGGCGGTAGCCGAGTTTAAGAAAGCAATGGATGAGGATGTAGACCTAATGGATAGGTTCAAAAGGTTTACTGAAGTTAACATTGATAGAACGATACTTGAACGTGTCATGCACAATGTCTTCAAGGTTGATATGAACACCAAAGAATCTGACGTTAGTACACGTAAGAAGAATCAGATATCAGACTTTGAGAGAGCATTGGAGCGTGAGACATCTGAGAAGGGTGGTACGCTATGGGGTCTATTCAATGCGGTAACGTACTACACCAACCATATGGAAAAGTCAGATGACCACCACCTTATGTTTGGCGGAGGGTACAAAAAGAACCTTACTGCATTCAACATCATTGACAAGTACGAATCTGATAAACGAACATTGGTTTACGCATGAGAGATCTATTTGAACACTATGATGAGATGCCACCCCAGCTTAAAGGGGTGGTGTCTAAGTGGATGGACATTGATGAAATCGATGGTCTTACCTACAATCAATGCGAACAGTTTCTCAATGAGGTTAACGCCATAGGCTATACGTTTGAGTATGGTCTATGTGCAGAACCTTTTGGGTTATGTCGTGTAGATGACAATTTAGAGTCAGGAACAATATAATTTTACGGACATGAGTAATGTAAGAAGCATAGCACTACGAGACATCAGCAAACACATTAAACAACTCTATGCAGAGGAGGTGTACGGACAACGTGATGTATGGGTGTGTTGTGCGGAACATATTGACACAAAGGAAACGAAAGAACTTAACCGAAGGCTTGGTCTTCACAAAATCAATAAACAAAGATGAGTAAAGCAGAAAGAATTACAAGTGTTAGGTTTTACAACCACGGACACTATAAGGTAACCATCTCCTACTACGGCAAGGAGTACACCGCAATCGTCACCGACATGACATTAATAGATGACTACAAGGACGGTATTCGCCAAGCCGAACTTTACGATTACGTTAAACTAAAAGCAATATGAAAAAGATGATAACACTTGCATTGTATGTAGTAGCACTCAAGGTGCTTGATTTAATTGATAACCTAAAAAAGGATGATAGTGATGAGCAAAACAAATAAAACAATGAGAAATTACAGAAGAGTAAACGGATGGGAGTTTTCTTGGAACGAACACACTAACCAATACGAGTGTAGAGGGGATGTTTGTTACGATGAGGAACACGATGAGGTACCTGACCCAAACCTATGGAGGGCGGCTAAAGACTTATCCAAGGAATTGAAGTCAGAAGGAATTAACGCTCAACCTACTTGGTCTGAAAAAGGGTGGGTGGAAGTAGATGTATTAGTAACTGCAAAATCATAAGCCATGATATTAGAAAATGCAAAAGTTAGATTTAATCTTGCTAAAGGTAAAACCTTTATGAAGTGGAAAGTTGAAGACAAGGACAACGTACTATACCTTGACCCTAACCGATGGAGTCTCACAATGAAGGGGTGCGTTCTTCACAACAACAAAGATAAAGCTATTGATATATTCAATGGGGCAAACAAAGACGTATGTGCTTGGATTAATGTATCAGAATTAGAGATATATCCATCAGAGTTCTTCGATGTTGAACAAGCCCTTGTGGGTAATCCATTATATTACAACCCAAAAGTTAGTCCATATTGGTACAACTTCGATGGGGATATTATGGACTTTATGTCTTTGTCAAAAATACAGTCAATGGGTAAAGAGTTAAACTATATAAATTAAAATTATGAAAACAACATGAACAAAGAGAAAAACTACCCATTCAAAGATGGGGATGAGTATTGGACAATCGAAGAAAACAATGGGAATATAAGCGCAGTGCTTAGCTGTTGGGATGATGTGTCAGAGGAGGATTATGATGCAAACCCTAATCAGTTATATTTCTCAACTGAAGAAGAAGTAATTTATCACATTTTAAAAACAAACAAATGAAAGAAGGAATAAACGTATTATCACTATTTGATGGAATGAGTTGTGGGCAGATTGCTCTTGACAAGTTAGGTGTAAAGGTCAACAAGTACTTTGCTTGTGAGATTGACAAGTACGCAATGCAGGTAACACAACATAACTTTCCTGACACCATACAGTTGGGAGATGTACAATTCGTTACCAAAGAGACTTTCGGTAATCACAAGATAGACTTAGTAATAGGTGGGAGTCCTTGTCAGGGCTTTAGCTTTGCAGGTAAGATGCTGAACTTTGATGATCCACGTAGTAAGTTGTTCTTTGAATATGTCAGGCTAGTTAAGGAACTGAAACCTAAGTACTTCCTGCTTGAGAATGTCAAAATGAAGAAAGAGTCTCAGGACATAATCAGCAAGTATATGGGTGTTGAGCCTATTGAGATTAACTCATCGTTAGTGTCTGCTCAGACACGTAAGCGGTTGTATTGGACGAACATACCTAATGTGTCTCAACCAGAAGACAAAGGAGTGGTTCTTAGGGATATTATAGAGAGTGGGTATATAGATGAGAGGATGGTCAATGAAGGTAAGTCTCATTGCTTAACAGCAAGATATTCAGGAGCTGTTTGGTGGAACTCTATAGAAAGACGGCAAAGAACAATGATTTCACTTGAACAAGTAGATGACAAACTCCGACACCCAGAGGCTACTAAGAAAGGTTATGCTGAAGCAAGTGAATGTGAGGGTCTTGACCTTACGTTCCCTAAATCAAAGACCAGGCGAGGTCGTGCAATGAAAGACAAGTCTAACTGTCTTACTGCGGCAAGTCACGAGATGGGGGTTGTGGAAGAGGATAAGGAATTACGACCTGCGACAATTGTAGGTAGAAGACTTAATGAACGTGGAGTAAGAGATGACTACAATAAGGATGTTCCAATTACTCAGTGTCTACAAGTGAAGCATAATTCTGATAAGTCAGGAACATTGACAACAGTAGAGAAGGACAATGTACTTAGCGAGAATAAACCTGGTCGTTACCCTAATGCTTACGAAGACAAGAAACTTGTATGGAGAAAGCTTACACCGCTTGAGTGCGAGAGACTTCAGACCGTTCCTGACCGACACACACTTGTACTTGACGAGAACGGTAAGCAATTGGTAAGTAACTCTCAGCGTTACAAGATGTTAGGTAACGGATGGACTATAGATGTAATTACTCACATTATGAAAAACATGGAACTATGAAAAACGAAATAAAAATAGACAAGGTTCTTTTTCCCGATTCAGGTAAAATAACTATAAGTGAAGAGGGGGTTGGTAGTCTTCAAATAGTTGACGCTGAGCTTGATGGTATAAATTGCACTATAAGTGAAGAGGATGTTATTGAGATTGATGTGTCGGACTATAAATACATATCTCTTTCCTACAACAACATTCTTACTCTTGAGAATTTTATATATGAGATGAATGAGTTTTACGAAAATGAAAAATAACATGAAGAAATACGTAGCGTACTACAGAGTATCAACACGCAAGCAGGGTGATTCTGGTCTTGGTCTTGATGCTCAGAAGAGAATGGTTCAGGGATATGTTGGGAACACTATCATCCTTGAAGAGTTTACTGAGGTTGAATCTGGCACAAGCAAGGGCAAACGACCTATACTAAAACAAGCAATACAGAGATGCCAGGATGAATGTGCTACACTTGTAATAGCTAAGATAGACCGACTGTCTCGTAACGTACATTTTGTGTCAAACCTGTATCAGTCAGGTGTTGACTTTGTATGTTGCGATATGCCACACGCTAACAAGTTGACCATACATCTCTTTGCGGCAGTAGCAGAGCATGAAGCTGATATCATATCAGAACGCAACAAGGCGGCTGCTCAGTCCATCAAGAGAATCATTGAGCGTGATGGTTACTACACATCCAAAGCTGGTAACAAGATTACCAAGTTGGGTGGTTTCACTAAATCTGGATGGAGAGAAAGCGTTTCCGTTAGGCAGGAAAAGTCTCGTAACAACAGAAATAAGAATGTTGCAAGACCATTTGCCAAGGAGTTACGTAGGCAGGGTCTTGGTTACTGCACCATTGCTATGAGACTTAACGAAGCAGGATACAAAACATCAAATGGAAATTTCTACTACAAGACAAGTGTACAAAGATTACTTAATGAACAAGAAAAGCAGAGACAGTTTTGAGTTTTGGTTCTACGTATTATACATAGGACTACAGATTATACCAGCTATTTACTACATATTTATATACTGAAATGAAAAAAGGAAAGGTTAAAGTAATAGTGAGGGTTGCGGCAGAACACCCTGATGCTGAGACATTTAAGTGCCTCGGAAACAAAGTCGTACTAAAGGCAGAAAGTTACGATCACGCATACGAGTTTGTAATGACAATGCTTAACTTGCGAGACTCAAGAAAGTTTGAACACGGAGACTTAATGTTATTCAATAAAGGAATACTAATAGAGATAGACAGATGAAAAAAGAAGAGAAAGAAGCGATTATTGACATACTTACAAAGTGGAGGGATATGATCGGTGTTGATGGCAGGAGCATTGAAATATTGATAGACAAGGTTAATCAGATATACATTCCAGAGCCGATAGACATACAGGAAGTAGATGTCATCAAGGCAGACATAGTGAATATGTGTGATCAGATTAAGTATGATGTCAAGCAAAACAAAGTTCGTGGGTTTGATAACACCACCAAGAGGATGGCAATCTACAAGGCTTCTGAGATAAAGTATGGTAGAACTTCAAGCATGGAGTGTGCGGTTAAAGAGTTCTTCGACAAGGACAGAACCACATTACTCTATTGGAGAAATAAATCAGATGACTTTATTGATGTGAAAGACCCTATGTTCGTAAGTTATGTTAACAAGTTAATTTAACCAAAAAACAAATAATATGTACGGGTTCAAAACAGACTTCAAAACGCTATAAATCTTGGTAAAAGGTCTGACATACTACAAGACAATTAACTAAAAAACAGAGAAATGAGAACAAAAGACGAAGTAATTAAAACGTATTTGGTTGCGTTGAAAGAAATTCACTCAGCACTTCAGTACACCGACAAAATCTCCGTAACTGCGGTAGCAAAAAAGCATAAAATTGGCAAATCGTTAAGTCATATACTTATAAGTGGAGGAATACTAAAAACGAATGGTAAACAAGGTAATGCCATAAGATACACTTGGGCTGCCCCTATTCCAAATTTAAAGATGGCTGAAGAACTGCGTAACAGATTAAATAGTTACATATTGGAAAGCCAAATTAGAAACAATACGAAAGCAAATCGTCAGAAACCAGAGAAGATAAAGAAGGTGGAGAAAGTAACCCAAACAAAAACAGTTATTGAAACATCTTACTTCTGGGGTTTATACAAAACCACTAAAACAATCACAAAATGAAAACTTTAAACAACACAGTAATAAAAAATCTT